TGTTCGCTCAACATTGTTAGCGACTTTGGCGTAAAGCACCTGATCGGCAATTGGCATTTGGTAGTCATACAAAAGGTCGCCCTCTGTATCAACGCCAATAAACAAATACTGTGGCAATGCGCGCACGCTATACGTGCCGTTAAATGTGGCGTCAACGCCTGCAACCGTAATTGACTGGCCGACTGCAATCTCGCTGGGGGTCAGGAGTTGCAATACGGCAAAGTCATCAATTAGGTACTTGTTGGTAACCGTGTATGTTGCCATGAGCGGATGCTCCGCTCTCGACTAAGCGATTGCGATTGACTTAACCTGATCGCCGTCTGCGATAAAGGTTGAGACGTAGCCGTAGTAGGAGAATGTGCGACCCAAGGTTGCAGGTACTTCTACCGACATGATTCCACGCACTTGCTCGTAGAACTCAATCGCTGATCCGCGGGCTACCACCATGGTGTTGTCAGCAAATGCGCGGTCAACAACAAGGTTCAATCCGAGTGGGTTAAACGTGTTCATTTGTGTCACGTTTGCGGTGCCCATGCCGTTTACGCCCATGAGTCCTGCTGCGCCGGTATATGGGAAAATTGGGCGCTTGTCTGCGTCCAACTGACTGCCCAATTTCTTCCATACGTCTGGGCTCACGAAAATGTGATCAGGTAGGAAGTTTGTTGCGGTGAGGATGTCGGTTGCTGCGTCGTACAGCGCTGCGATCAACGATGTTGGGTCGTTTGCAGTAACTGTCCAGGTTGAACCTGATGCGGTGTCGCCTGCGAGGATTGCGTTACATGCGACTGCGTCTGATTGCAGCATGTATTGGCCTGCAAGGTCACGCAAGATAATTTCCATTGCTGCAGGTGAAGTGAAGTCGATGTCTTGTACTGACAAAGTGACTTGACCGGCAAGCGTGGTCTTGGTGACAACGTTTGATGCAATTACTGGCGTGGTTGCTGACACTCCTGAAAGTTCAGGTGACTGTGAACCTACCGACGTGTGGGTCGTCCAGGTTGGGCGGATCCATGTCTTTGATTGTCCGCCGTCTGGCATTGCGCGAGCGCCAACTGCGGTGACTACTGGACGGATGTAGTTCAGGTCATCAAATACTGGCCCAAGGACTGGTACTGGCAAAAGACCAGGTGTATCGGTGGTGAGCACGTCACCTGCAGCTGCTTGAAGTGCTGACTGCTTTGAGATTGCAAATTCGCGTGCGGCTGCTGCAACGTTGCGGAATGTTTCTCCGCCGATGTGCATTGCTGCGAGATATTCGCCTGGTGTTGGCAAATCAAACTTGCGCTTTGCTTGTGCAAAAATTGGTGCAGTAGGGATGGTTGCCTCGACTGCGGTTTCGTTTACTTCGGACATTTCTGGTTTCTCCTCTACTGGGGTTACTTCTTCATTTAACACTACTTCTTCGGGCTCTTGGTGGATACTCGCTGCGACTTTGGTGATGTTCGCCATATCGCCAAAAGCGCCGATGGGGACTAAACTGAGCTCCTGCCAGGAAGCCTGTTCAATAATCATTGTGCCTTCTTCGTCGTACGAAAACTTAAGCGCGTTAATGCCTACGGACACTTGATCAATGGTGCCGTCCATGGCCATAACCAAAGCGTCATTTCCAAGAGCTGTTGCGCTGATTTTGGCGCTGAACAACATGCCTTGCTCGGTGTCCACGCGTTCGGTCACAACACCAACTGGCATAGATGCGTCGTGATACATAAACAGGCGTGGCGCTTTGCCCTCGACCGGCAATGAGCCTGGGCGAAAGATCACGGCAGTCCCATCGCTGACTACTGCCGGCACATTGTATGGGACGGCTACTCCGCTGATGGTGCGTCGTGGTGCGTCGCCTTTGGCAGCGTCAAGCGTGAACTCTCCTGCAATTAGTTTGATCATCGTGATAACTCCTCTTGTGTGTTTTCTCTAACAATTACTTCGTCGTCTGCGCGGTCGGCCATAAAGTTTTCTTCTAAATATTCGTCAGCGTCAAACTCAACATAAGTGCCACGCGGTAGCACGTTGTCCATTGAAAGCGCGCTTGCAATTGCGTCTGCGTACAATTTCACGCCAAACAAATAAAGATCGGCACGCGCCTGTTGGCTTGACTGGTACGAGTATGCGCCAGTTGCCACGCCCACCAAATATGGGGGAACATTCGCTAGGCGTGACATTTCAAGCGCTTGATATTGCGATGCCTCAATCAATAGCATCTTGTCTGGCGTGCTGTTTGTTTCCGTGTATGTCAAATACTCGTTAAGCGCAGCAGTTTGATTTGTTGCTCGAGCGGCATTAAACGCGCTAGCCAAATCAGCTAGTTCTTGCGCGCTCAATGGTTCGCCACCAGTTTGTTTTAGTACGCCAGCAGGAATGCTTGACGATGCGTTACGGTTGCGTGCTGCTTCAAGTTTGAGCGCGGTTTCAATTGCGCCTGGTGCCGAGTAAATCATACCTTGCGCTGGTGATAAAAATTGCACAAGGTTTGCTGGGTCTAACATTCCGCCATTGAAATACACTTCTTTTGATGGTGCAAACCACACAGGGCCAACCATGTCGGTTGTAGTGATTGAGCCTGCTGGCAGTCGAGTAAACGTGGCAGGGTAGCCGTCAGCGGTGCGTGATGTGATGTACCAGAATGCGCGACCAAACATCATCAGATCGTCAAGTGTCCAGGACATGATGAACTGATATGGCACGGTTGGGTCTGGTCGGCGCAACCATGAACGTGGCGCAATGTAAACGCTTTCCATTTCGTCGCCGTTCCACATTTCGTTGTACATTCGCAATGGCATTGAACCAATGACTGATGCCATGAGATCGCGTGCACGGTTAATTGTTGGAACGCTAATTGCGCGGTTGCGTGCTTCGCCTTCTTGGTAACTGTAATACTGGCCGATCATGCTTACGCCGGCAGCGTTACTTGTGTAACCGCCAGCAACTGCAGCTGCCACGCTTGGCGCTGGGCTTATTGCTGCTTTTTTGGTTTTGTTGAAGATCGCCATAGTTACCACTCTGCCATATAGGTGGCAACCGCACGTGACTAATCCGATTCCGACAAAAGGTTAGAGCGTGCGGTCGCCGCGTTTATCTTAGTTATTTACCGCAACAAGCATGGGTTTTCCGCTGTTGACTGGACGGGCACACATGCCGATACCCCAGACCATTGTTCGCGCTAATTCGATAGGCCCAGGTGATCGTTTGCTGGATAGCACAATCGTGTTGTCGGTGCGAACAGCAACGGCGCGCTGGACATGTTCGGCGAGCAGTTTTTCTCCCGTGTGCAATAGTCGTGCTTCGGCAATCATGTTTTTGGCAAGCGGTGTAAACCGTCCTAGTTCTGCATAACCCACGACAACTCGGCGGCGCTCGATGTTCGGCGGGCAGGTTGCGTCCACGGTCGGCGACAACGCAAACCTAATCGTGGGGTCTTTGGCTAGTTCTTGCACGTTGTCCCACAGCTCTGTAATTGACTCGGCAATAAACGCGACGGTGACCAGCACCCGCCCGTCCGACAGGTTTACGCATCGGGTCGCGCTGTAACGAGAATCGTCCAGCGAAGACTCAATCGCCACGACGCCACCGCTAGGGATGTCTCCTGTGTATTCCAACGACGGCCAACGCCCTGGCTCAATCCAACCGCGCACAACACTCACCCAAAGGTTAAGACTTGCGCGCAAGAACGACGCGCGATCAGGGTTTGTTGACTCTTGCCTAATTGTGTCCATGTCCAACGTGTGACCGAGCGCAGGGTTACCCCACGCCCATGAAGCAGGATGCAACGGGTCAAGGCTAGGGTCAGGTGACCATTCCGCCATGTACATCGTTGACGGTTCGCCTTTGTCAATTGCTCGAATGCCTGCCTCACGCCAACGCTGAAACAGCACCGATTCTTCCGTGCCAGCAGTTGAGAAGAAACACGCAAGCGGATTTTTACGTGCGCGCTGTGCCGGCAACAGACCGCCCTCAACCGAGTCAGGGTTAACGTCAAACAATTCGTCAACAATCACTAGGTCAATGCTCATACCGTGACCTTGATTTGGCTTTAAGGCTTTGACCCACCACTTGCTGCCGTCTGGCATGGTGGCCTGATAACGGCCGTAAGACTTGACGATCTTGGCGCCGTAGTACTCCTCAAGGATTGGTGCCAGATCATCAAACAACAAACACGCAAGATCAAGTCTGTGCGCGCCCGAAACAACAGTCTGCTTCCCACCCCTGATCTTTGGCATCTCCACAAGCCAAAACAAGATCAACGCCTGAATGATTGTCGTCTTACCGTTCTGACGTGCAACCGAAACAAGGCTCGAACGATGCACAAACTTCTGATCAGCGTCAACCGCCAGCATCCCCTCAAGAGCATGTATTTGCCACGGCATTAAATCAATCTGCAACACCTTCTTAGCCATGTCCCCCACAAGCCCAGCTAGTGACCCGGCATGGTCAGGGATGATCGTTTCCAGTCTCGGCCGATCATGGCCAGTTGGCGCTGGTTCAGGCTGATCTTGGCTGGTGGCGACAAAATCTTCATTGGGGATCGGGGTCAAATCGTTTGCATATAAAAAAGCGTTAATTGCTTTCTCTCTGTTTTGCTTTGCGTTTGCTAGTTTGCGATTGCGATGGATTGCTCCGCGTGCGCTGTTGCATGGCTTGCAACTTGCCACATACCCATCCTCAAGTGAACCCCCACGATCTACTTCAACGAGGTGATCTAGTTCGGTTGCTGGGTTGCGATGACACCAATGGCATGTTGGGCTGTCTCGAAGCAGCTCATGTCTGGCTGACTTGTATCTGTCGGTGGAGTATTCAGGGTTTTTCATAAGTCAAACAGCGTTGGATGTTGGTAATTCGGTTTGTCATGTTTGACGTGTTCTCGTTGTTCATATGTTTTCATTGCATGACAGTTGTGGCAAAGCAATTGGCATTTGGCTAATTCTTTGGCGAGTTGATACGGGCCAGCATCTTTTAGTTTTGCAATCGTTCCCTTTTTTATTGATCGGTCTAAATGATCGTATGCGAACATGACGTGGTTTTGTTTGGTTACATATTTACGGCGACCATCGTGGTAATAGGGATGCAAAGCACATTCGCCTCTTTTAAGTTTGTCGGCAATCACTATTTCATTTCCGCGTGTCATAGCAGTTCCTTGTTTTTTTACAATGGTTTTAGGGGTTGGTTTGCAGCAGTATTTTTGTTTACGGCCTGACCCCAGTTGAGTAAATGATTTATTGCATCGTTCGCATACACGGTTAACAGCACGTTTGTTTTTTTGTGTTGAACCTTTTGGTCGAGCCATCTCACGCGCCTTCGGCTTGTGCTAGCGCGGCGCAAGCGCCTTGCTCTCGGTTTGTGTGGGTTGTGTTTGTTGTCGGGTTCATGTCGGTGCTTTCTTTGTTTGTTAACTGTATGTCATTTGCAGGTCAAGAGATGTGTGAATGCTCCACCCACCAGATTGCCCAACCTGGTTCCCTTTGCATTCACTAGCCGATTATGTTTACGGCTCGCCTCGACGCTTCGCCCGTTTCATTTCGTCTTGCATGATTCGGGACGCGCCGATCTACCCACGTTTCCGTGTGTCACCAACTGCCGTGCGAATGGCTTAGGTCGTGCTACTAGCCGATTGTTTACATTCTTGGATTGCTGAGAGTGTAGAGAATGTACTCCATGTCACTTGGCTTCCATACCGCTGCATGACATCCAGCCAACTCACACGCCTTCAACCAAACCTTCTGACCAGGTGTTGTTTTGCCCTTCTCCGCTTTCAACTCAATGACTAATGGCCGACCGCCTTGGAATGGGTGCACCATGAACAGATCAGGAAACCCCACATCACCCTGCACATGTGTAGCCCAACGCCCTCGACTGTTCTGTGCCGGCAGATCATGGTGAATGAGCCAGCCGTAACGCTTAGCAATGCTGATGACCACATCCTTGAAGTCGGCTTCGCTGATCTTTGGGTCAAGTTTCATGATTTAGGTTG